GATATTAAAGCGAAGCTGAAAGTTGACTTGATTTTGTTATTACACCGTTATGGTTTCCCTCCAGTGGCGAATGACGAAGTATATAAAAGTGTACTGGAACAAGCCGAGAACTTTAAGAAATATCAATTGGGGTGATTGGTAATCGCTGAAATATCGAAGGTGACTCTAATTTACTGAATTAACACCCCTAGATGGGAGGAATTGATGGCACAACCGTTTATTCATACCTCTGAGCTTTGCTGGTCACCTCAAGAACTAGGCTTGATGGCCCAAGCGATTGAGTCTTGCTTTTGCAATACCAAATTAGAGGTGAGGTTGTCGGTTATGATGAAGGCGCAACATTTACCCTCTTTAGAATCGAATTGGGTAGAGGGATAAAAGTCTCTCAAGTGATAGCGTTAGTGCCAGAATTGTGTCGTTCCCTGAGCGTCGTTGATATAAAAGTTATGATTTTATTGCGGGTACACCTTATATCGGATTAAGAGTGACTAATACCTATCGTCGAGCGGTGTCTTTTGTTGAATGCTTTAATCTATGGAGCGGAATCAATGGGTTATCTACTCTTTCTGTCATGTTAGGTGAAGATATTATAGGAGAACCATAGGCTGGGATTTGGCTCAAATGCCACATTTACTTATTGCAGGTGTAACGCGCTCAGGCAAGTCCATGTTAATGCATTCCTTGGTAATGAGCATTTTATACAGAAACTCGCCGGATAAAGTTCGCTTTGTGATGTTTGATACAAGCCAGCTTGAACTCAGTTTATACAACGATATACCCCACTTATTGTTTCCTGTTGCCTCTGATTCTATTGAATCAATAAAGCCATTATCGTTTTTAGTCTCTGAATTGCAACGCCGTCAAAATTATTTAGTGCGTTAAATCAGCGCAATTTGAGTGGTTACAATAAGATAATATCAAATGCAAAAGAGTTAGGTAAGCCTATACCTGATCCTTTCTGGTGCCCTAATAAAATTATAGTGAGCATCCTTATTTAGACAGTGAGCCTGAAATTGTTGTTTGTGTTGATGATTATGTTCAACTCATTGGCGAGTATAAACAAATAGGAGAGATGTTAGTTCTATTGAGTCAGCAAGGTTATGCGGTTGGCATTCATCTAATACTAACGACTCGTAGCCCTTTATCCACCAGTATCGGTTCACAGCTTCGAATTAATATCGCTACACGTATTGCTCTTTCTGTATCGTCTAGGGCTGATTCTAATTTAATTCTTGGACAGTATGGTGCTGAGTCACTATTTGGTTTGGGTGACATGTTATTGTATCACCGAGTTTCTCTGGACCTATAAGAATTCAAGGTGCTTATGTGAGTGATTCAGATATTAGGGATGCGGTCGATTATTGTAAACGATGGGGAAGCGTGAGTTATCTTAATCTTTATGATGATGTCCAGAATACAAATATGTCAGCTGAAGAGCTTGACCCATTATTTGCTCAAGTAGTTGAATTTACGGTAGGAAAACAGTGGGTTTCTATTTCAGGTATTCAGAGACAATTTCGAATCGGTTATAACAGAGCAGCAAGGATTATAGAGCAGTTAGAATTACAGGGTATCGTTAGTGAACAAAATTGTAATGGCAATCGAGAGGTATTAGCTCCACGGTTTGATAGCTAGTAATGACTATATCTGTATTGATTCGTCAACCAATCTCTGAGCTTGTTCTAAATTTCTCGGCTTTATTAACTAGTATTCTATTTTTAATATCCTATTGACTCACTCTGCTAATGTATTTTGATAACAGTCATAATTATCTCTCATAGAACATTGAATATTATGTTTTTATGAATCTCCTGATATTCCGACGAACAATATTGTATCCGTTGATTAGGAAGAAGAACGCAGACAAAAAGAAGAGGAAGTTTAATATAATAAGTAGAGTGTTACACTAAAATATTATCATGTATAAGTTAGGTGTTTTATGAAGATTAGAGAAAATGATTTTTGGGTTTATTTTTCATCTAAAAATGAAAGCAATAGCACAAATAACGACAAAATTGGTAAGTGGATGTATTTTTTTAATGATGCGGAATTCACAGAAAAAATATGTCAAAAAGCAATTTTAAATAGTGTAGTCGAGCATTGTAAATATACGAATAATGCTGAATCTGGAGTTGCGTGTTTTTACTTAAATATTGATGATATTGAAGGGCATAAAAAAGTTATTAAGTTTTTTTTAGATAATAAATTAATTCCCATAAATAAATCAGGTAAATTTAAGAATATATCATTCAAATTAGACATGCAGACAATGAATCAGGAATATGGAGACAAGTTTGAAGGTAAGTTATCATTAGAGCATTTTATTGATTTGAGCTCTGGTATTTTTAAGTGATATAAAATCAGGACACGAATAAGACACCAGAAATGGATAACTGATTGATTATATAACTCGGTCGTCTCCGTCGAGCATCGGTGCTACTCTGTTTTTTTCAATAAATTAGCCATTTCTGACATCCGTTTAGATCTGGAATTTAATTCTTTTATTATATCCAAGGCTGTAATTGAAGGGTTGGACTCTATCATTTTTACTACATCATTTATTTCGCTAACTCGCGCTGATAGTTCGACAATAGATGTACGCCTATTATTTTCTTGTAGATCTCCCCACATCTCGTCGGCATCATAGGAGTTGAATTGAATATATGTATTGGGTGGGGCGTGGTAAACATTTTCAACACCACAAGGGAGCCAGTCATCACCAGTAACAATGTCAGCATCAAAAGGTACAGTTTTATCTATTTCTTGTAGCTTCTTAATTAATTCTGATGTTTTCATTTTTCACCCTTGACGATCTTAATAAAAAGGCCCACCGAAGTGAGCCTTTTTGAACTCTAAATAATCCGCGTACGATTTGCGTATGATTTAGAGTCCTATCTGTGTCAGTGTGTAGTCTTGATGATTTCGCTAACTTCTTGTTTTTGAAACCGTTGTCCTATCACTGACCCACCAAATTTGGGCTGGCGGGAGTTGAACCCGCGTCCTGAGTTGTTCAACTGATTGTAATATAAGAGCTTATTATATCTGTCACGCTACGCGTATGATTTACGGCTCAACTATAGTCCTAATTGTGGCTATCTGCTGTCTACTTTCTTTAAAATAGAAGTGTTGCCATCATACTCTTTCAAATACGATCCATAATGTCTGAAAAGCATTTCAGGGCCTTTATGTCCCATCTGTGAAGCCAACCAAAATAAGTTAACTCCATTGCTAATATGCTTGACAGCAAATGTATGTCTTGTTTGATATGGGTTCCTATATCGTACTCCAGCTTTCTTTAGTGTTGGTACCCATGCTTTTTTTCTAATTGCGTCAGCACCAGCCCAAGCCTCATTTGTTTTTGGATCTTCAAAAATAGTTTCATTTTTTAAAAAAGTGAATTTCTTTTGGGAGCTTATGGCTGAAATAGCATATTCATTCAATTCTATAATTCGTGTTCCAGCTTTCGTTTTAGTGCCTTTAATTATGCCAACAACACTAGCTGATTTGATATGCGCTTTGTTGTTAATGAAATCAATATCATCCCACCTCAACGCACATAATTCAGAGCTACGTAAGCCTGTGTTGACTGCAAACTGAAATAAGTTTTTCCATTGATCATATTTTGTGGAGCTATATATTTTATCTACCTCTTCAGGCGTTAAAGGATCTACAACATAGTCACTCTCTAGCGAACTACTTTTTGTCTGATATCTTGATGCGGTTACTAAAGTTGCTGGGTTAGATAGAATTAAACCATCAGTTACCGCCTCATCTAAAGCACTTCGTAAGAAAGATAATTGATTTCTAATTGTCTTTAATGACGTATTCTGTTTTTGTATCCATGTTTTTAATATCCCTGGCGTTAAATCAACAACTGATAAATCGTGTAATGCAGAAAGTGCATTTTTACATTTTTTATAACCAACAATTGTTGATGGTGACAACTCTCTAGTTTTACAAATATCTAAATACTCATCTAGATATTCATTTATGCTCCTTCCTTTGCATTTATTACCAAATATTTTTAATTTTGATGATTTAGGGAAATATTCAACATAAGAAAAAATTCCTTTTTCTATTTTGTTATATATCTCACCTAATAAACGTTCTGCGTATTTTATGTTTTTAGAGTTTATTTCAAGATTAGATAGAGGTTCACGGCAATGACCCCCTTTAAATGTGAATGAAATATTAATTGTTTCTCCTGATTTATGCTTACGAATCATAACTCCGCGGGGAAGTTTATTTTGTTTTGTCTGGCCCATTTATTGACTTCCTTCATATCAATCCAGCGTTCTTTTACGCCTTCAATTTTCAATACGTGAACTCCCTCATGCCAGAATTGCCTTTGTAACCGCTTATTTATTGCGTCAGTTGATTCACCAAATAACTTGCAATACATAGAAATCGGTATGCATTCAAAGTACATATTTTCTCTCCACACTGTCCGTACACAGTTTAAATAGATATTAGTTAATGCTGGTGGTAATTATTCACTGAGCTCCTTAAGAAAAGAGATCCAGTGCGTTTTATCGTTCTTACCTACACGCTGTACCGCTGTTGGTCTTTGGTCTGTTAGTGCTAAAATTTGTTTAACAGGTATTTGGGTTTCATTCCATTTGAACAGCAATGTTCCTCCAGGCCTAAGCACTCTAAATGCTTCACTAAACCCTTTACTTAAATCTTCTCTCCATGATTCTTTATTTAACGAACCGTATTTTTTAAACATCCAACTATTTTTGCCAACTCTAATTAAATGAGGAGGGTCAAATAGCACCTGATAAAAAGTATTATCTGGTAAGGGAAGGTTTTTAAAATCAGAAATAACATCAGGTGTTATATTTAAAATTCTTCCATCACATAAAATATGTTCTTCTGCTCTAATATCATTAAATAAAACTCGGTCGTCTTGTTTATCAAAATAAAACATGCGAGAGCCACAACACATATCAAGTATTGGTTTCATTCTCTTCCTCTTTAATCATTACCAATAAACCATGACAGCCGTTGCTAAAAATGCACCTTTAACATCTTTGCTTGATTCATGGTAATACGCTGAATAACCAGGCTTGGGAACTGCTTTAAAATAACAAATATCTACCTTGTCGTATTTTTCCCAAAATTGGCGGTCACTCTCATCTATTTCCCCAGACTCAATGGCTGAATTAATCACCTCGCTGGCGGTATGCTCCCCTTTCATTAGTAGCGTTTGAATACTATCGTTGCAAATTTGTATAATTGATGGATGTTTCATCGTCATTCCTCTTAATTGCATCCTTGCACTGAGTAAGTAGGTTAAACCACATTAATTAAATGGCGTGGATACATAAGCCCAATAGGTGCGAAGGGAATATCATCCTCAAAATCCATTGGTGGCTGACTACTCTGTGCTTGAGGTTGAGCCGGTGGCGGGTTTTGCTGTGCCGGTTGTGAACCTACTGATTTACTAGCACCACCTAGCATTTGCATTGAACCGCCAATCTTTACAACAATTTCTGTTGTATAGCGTTTAATGCCGTTATCATCCCACTCGCGCGTTTGTAGTTGGCCCTCGATATAAACTTGCGAGCCTTTACACAAATAGCCACTGGCGATATCGGCGAGTTTTCCAAACAGAACGACACGATGCCATTCTGTTTTTTCGCGATTTTCACCTGTTTGTTTGTCACGCCATTTCTCTGATGTGGCCACAGCTAAATTGGCAACAGCACCACCAGAAGGAAGATAACGAATTTCAGGATCACGCCCTAAATTGCCGATAAGAATTACTTTGTTTACTGATCCGTTAGCCATTCTCAACCTCCTTATAAAGTTCATTAAAACGGCGTAAGAATAGGGATTTTGCTTGTCGAGGGGTTAGCGGGTTGACAGCAAAATCGCTAGCTGGAATACCTTCAAGCATTAACCAGTTACTACCTGCATCAATGTCTAAATCACGCTTTTCTGTGGCTAACATCATTAGGTCTGCAAAGTGGACTTCATCAGACATATTTTCAGGTAATCCAAACTTTTTGCGGATTATCTTTTCCACACGCAATTCAATTAATTTATATTCAGGCAATAATTTTTTAAGTGGTGACGGTAGATCTTTGACATAAGCTTCACTGGCATCATGAAGTAGGGCTTCTAAAGCAAATTCAGGTGCAACTAAATAACTGGTATACACAGAATGCTGAGCAACAGAATAGAAATTATCAATTTGTCCATTAAAGCGACATTCATTAGCTAAACCTGTCGCAATATCTTGAATATCTATATCTTCGATCCGTACATCGAGATAATAGAAATGTTTATTTGTTGCTGTTGCAATATAAGACATTATTCTCTCCACACAATTTACAAATGCCACCAAGTTAGTGGCATTTGTGCGATTAATTACGCTGAAAATTTACCAATGAATGTTTCGATTTTGCTTTCATTGAATTCATTGCAAAGCATATCTCGAAACTCTTGAGCGATTTGTTCTTCAAGTTTTTCAAGTTGAATGATTCGAAGAACTAAAACGGGAATATCATCACCAGTGAGTACGCTATAACGTAATTTAATGCTACGTTCTTTTAATTCGTCATAAGGAGTACAAGTAAACTGGAATGTAGCAGGCATAATGTCTTTGCTTCTTGCTTCAACATTTTCTAACACTGAGCGTTTAGCACTAAAATCAGCATTTTCATGTTCAGCAGAGCGTGTTGATTCAATCGTAATACGACGAACAGCAGAAATAGCTTGTTTGATATCTAAAACATTACCGTCAGCATCAAATGCCATTAAATAATCGTGCCAATCTTCTAACCACTCGGCTAATTGTTTTTGACGATATTTAACACCATCCATTTTTAATAATGCTGTGAATGGGGCGGTTTGTTTTAATTTCACAATAGCAGTGTTATCAGCATGACCTGCTTTACCTATTGTGCCGAGATTAAAATAGTTTCGGCACTCATTTCATCGGCATCAATAAAGCAGCTAACACCTTCATCAATTGCATTCTTGATTGAGTATTTAACAAAGTCGCTGATACTGGTTGTTTTCATTTCCCCGCGAAAACGGAAACGACCTTCTTGTAAATTTTCTAAACTACTTACTTTAAAGTCATTCGGAAGCACAATCGCTGGACAAAGAGATTTTTCTATTGCTTCGAGGCTTAATGAAGCCACGGTCATATCTTGAATTTGCGAAATAGCATTGCCGTCTAATTGAGACATGAGTAGACTCCTACTTATTTAAAAGTATTAAATTAAATGGATAGGTTTAATTAAAAATAAGAAAACTAATTAATGGCTTTTAATTTACCATCGGGCTGACCTTGTAAAGAAATAATTGACCTTGATCTTCTTGCATAATGGTCAACTTGCCGCCTTTACCCACGTACATAGGTGTTTTGGTGGTATCTTCCTCAGTCCGTTTTCCTCTAGGTGTTGGTGCAGAGAATTTAAGCTTATGAGTTATTTCAACTCGTTTTCTTCCATTGAATTACTAAGGCGAGCAAAATCTAATTCAATAGTGACTTTGCCTTTTCCACCATTATTTAAAACGCCTAAAGCCACATCATTTAAAACAGCAGAGACTTTATTTTCAAAACGCCAGCATCTAATTCAGAAAGAAAGTCAGGGACATTTGTCTTACGATCTTCTTGGCTCATTTCTATAACCTCATGTTATCTCTTCACACAATAAGAAAGGGCACTAGCGAGTTGATACAACCCGGATAAGACATTTCACAAGTAATATTAGTACCCTTACTTATTGTTAGAGTCATAATCAAAAAGAGTGGACCACCTGTGGTTGCATCAGCCCGATTGGGATTCGGATTTCTAGCTGGCTGCAGGTTACTTTTTTTCACGCCCACGCTCTTTGGTTATAAAACTAACTTTATAAAAATGGCTGACTGAGCAGAACATTATCACCACAACCCCTTTTAATGGTAAAAGACTCAGTCAGCCATTGTTTCTCTTCACACGTTCTCTTCACACATAAAAATCATTTATTTTGTGTTTGAATAGCACTTTTGATTCTGTACTCGTCTATTTCAGCATCTAGTTTGCAATATCTTCATCAGTGAAACTTACTGGAAGTATGATTACTGGTTCAGTTATCATTTACTTTCCTTCACATATAAAAATTTAGCTTATTGTTATAAATGATATTAGGCTAAGCCTAATCTTTAGTCAATAGGCTATGCCTAATAAATTAAATGAATTAGCCGATGATTATTTTTTATATAAAATCAATTGAGTAGATAATTAGGAAAGCCTAGCTTAACAAGTTTCCATCAGACCAAATGAGTTTAAGCTGGACGCTTTGAGGATTTTTTATTGTTTTTATTGTTATTTAACCATTCAAGAGGCTTGTCGTTCTAAGTATAATGTACTGCCCTAGTATCACTATTAACCCAAAGAAGGTTCTTTTGTATTATTTTGCAGCAAAAGGATATTTTATTATTTCTTTTCTTTCTGCCGAAGCTGACATATAAGCATGAATAAGGCTATTAAGTTGATGTTCATTCATGTGTACATCTTGATTCAGCTTTATTTACTGGGAGGTGAACTCCTTTAAGCCCCAATGTTCAGGTCCAACAACATCAGAAAAATAACTCCATAATTCAGTAGCTTATCTTTGAAATGGAGCCTTTTTTTATCCAATCATAAATAGATGGTAGCTTTACATTGAAATGTCGAGCAATCTCAGTTTTTGATT